TGCTAAAGGTACTATAACCATAGAAGGTATGGGTAGTTACGATGGCTTCGGTGATGTTGATACCTTCAAGCTTGGCAATGCTAAGTTTAATGACGGTGGAAACTTAAAAGATGCTGAGTCAGATGCATTCAAACGTGCATGCATGAGGTTCGGTCTAGGTGTAGAGCTATGGTCTGGTAGTAAACAGACTGAAGAAGAGGCTACATCCTATGCACCTGATGGTTACACTCAGGAGCAAGCAGACAAAGATGCAATGGTAGAAGTTACTAAAGTAGATATGCGTAGAAAAGAAAACAAAATATCAACTGAAGATAAAGCTGCACATGATGCAATCATGGACAGTATTTTAAATACAACAGAAGGAGAATAACTATGGAAACATATACAGTAGGTCAAGTATTAAATACTTTACCTACACCAGCAAGACATAAAACAATTAATCGTAATTTATTTGAAGATGAATACAAAAATAAATTAGATGCTGTACCTAATCAATGGATAGTAATAGATACTGTTGATTTGACTAGTATAAAAATAGCAAGTCCAGAATATAAAAAAGCAATTGGTAAATATTATCACAGACGTAAAGCCTGGGCTAACAGATACACTGATTATGAATTTCAATGTATAAGAACACAAACACAATTCATTATGCTTGGTAAAAGAGTTATTAATTCTGTGTCAATATGAGTCAGGATGTAACCTTTATATTAGAGACAGTGCAAGGTATGACTGCTAATGTAGAATCAACAGAGACTCTTAACAAGATACTCGGTTCTGCAAATCAGTATGCACAACTAAAGAAGTTACCTGCAGACAAAACAACATGGACAGATGAACAGCTAGATATGTATTTTAATTACATAGAAAAGCTTGTAGATATGCCTACTGTTGTTACGCAAGAATCTTTTGACAGTATGTCAATAGAAGAAAAGCTTGATGCTGTAGGACTTGAAGTAAACGATAGCACAGAGCCAGGTGTACAACCAGTTGGTGACATGCTAGAAGGAGTTGTTAAAAAGATGGAACAACAAAATAAATATCGTGATGACCTTAAATGTCCATTCTGTGGACAGATGGTATACGATAATCGTAACAGTAAACGGTCAGAGAAAAGTCCAGACTTTACCTGCAGCACTAATGACCCCGTAATATGCGGAGGACATAGTGGTAAATGGCGTAAGTCTTGGTGGCTTGATAACTCAGACCTACCTAAAGAATGGAACTTAGACGGAGAAGTCAAGCCAGCACCAACCAGTGCAGGCGATGACTTACCTTCATCATTCTAAAAAAAAGAAAGAAAGGAACACTATGATACCTAGTGCATTTAGAGGGGTACTTGTACCCGCATATGTAAAAAGTAAAACACAGTTAGTAGCATGGGCATTAGAGGAGTTTATGAACTCTGACCCTATAACTAACTGGGAGTTTGTAAGAGAATTGTACTGCCATAGATTTGGTGGAATACTCTTTAACCTACGTAAAGAAGGTTATGAAATTACAACACTACCAACAAAGAAGAAGGGTTTAATCAGTTATTACTGCACTAAAGTACCTTCCAGAACTACCATTAGCTAATGATAGAATTTGTTTTAGCAGCGTGTCTGTGGGTAACAACACCGACACCTGTTGAAATGGCTGAGTATCGTGAGTGCCAAGAAACAAACTATATGGTGTACTTTGTAAAAGAATGGTTACCTACGATAGAACGTTATTTCAAAGATGAAGACGTCATACGTGCTGCCAAAGTTATATACTGCGAGAGTAGCGGTAGACCTACAGTGATAGGAGTTAACAAAGATGGTACGCATGACGTTGGACTCTGGCAATTTAATGACAACACTTGGTCTTGGTTAAAACAAAAGCTTGGTATAATAGGTAATAGAGATAATCCAGAAGTTGCTACAAGATACGCAGCTTGGCTCATCTACAATGATGGATGGCATCACTGGAACTCTAGCAAACATTGTTGGAAAGGTAACTATGATGTATAAACAATACAAAAAAGTAATAGACAAACACAAAAAAGATATAGACATTGTGCAAAATCTTACATGTGAATTGTGTAGTAAAAGTTATTACACAGGTTGGGATGCTATTAAATATTGTTCTAGTTGTATAGACGAATTAGAACAAGAAATAAACGAGGAGTACTTTGGTGAGTAAAAAAATTAACATAGAAAATTTAAATATATTTAATCATCCTAGATACATGAAAGTATGGGCGCAGCAATTTAGTAAAGCATGTGGAAGTGATACGTTTAACGTAGCACCAGACACAATAACATTAAGATACTTGATGGAAAAATTTGTAAAAGATTACAATTTTCATCTTGAAGGATTAGAGGAGGAATAATTATGGGCAATACATTTAAAGCATTTGCATCTAAAGAAGCTAGAAATGCAACAACAGACCTAAGCGATAGAGAAAAGTTTAGAGCTTGGGAACAGAGTAAAAAAGATTTAGCTAAGACTATAAATAAATTTGGTGGTAAAAGATTACTAGGTTTAACTGACAAAGATGTACCTATATGGGCATCATATACTATAGATAGAGAAACACTTGATATAAAAGTAAAACTATCACATGATATAGAAACTATACGTAACTCAAAGCTATGTCCTAGACGAGTAACTGTAGCTAACGGAGAGCAAATGCCAGACATAGAGTTTGCTATGAGACCTAAAACAGCTAAAGATATGGGTGAAGTTACACTAAATACATTACGATATATAGATAAACTGTTTGGTATGGCTGAATCTAATATAGGTAAAGTCAATGGTAAATGTAGTACACAATTATTTATGATGGTATCAAACGTAACATACGAAGGTTCATCAAAAGAAAATAAAGTTAGATGGAACGACATCATGCATACCTGGGATATGCCTTCAGGTAAATACCTTACAGTATATGGATAGTTCACCTACATACAGACCTTTACCTAAGTATTTAACTATACAACCTAGCAAGATAGAAGGTTTAGGTCTGTTTACAATCAGGGCTATACGTGACTTAGAGACAAGCATAGGTGTAACACATGTGTTTATGGATGATAAAGGACAGGTAATACGTACACCTTTAGGAGGATTTATAAACCATAGCGATAATCCTAACTGCGAAGTTAAACGAATGCAGGGGACTTATGTCAATCATTTGTTTCCTTTACGTCCTATTAAAGCTAACGAAGAAATTACACTTAAATATAGTATGTACAGTATCAATGAGTGATATAGCACCGATACGAGAAGAAGCCTTTAGAAGGGCTGGAAACGTCTGTGAGTGGGCAAATTGTGACAGTAACAAATGGTTAGAGTTAGCTCACTTAAAAGATATAGGTATGGGTGGCAACAAAGCACGCAAATATAATGTAGATAATACAGCTGTACTATGTAAGTGGCATCACGATATATACGATGGACGACAGTCTATGGGTACTAAAGTAGCGTACAGAGAACTACTAGAAGGATATCTAAACAGACATTCAGGTGTCAGTTAATTATTTATTAAAAGCTTTAAAGTTTTGTAACTTACGATTAAAGTCAGCAGCTTTTTTAAGCTGTGCTTTTTGTTTACTGTAAGCTTTATCTGCAGTTCTATACGCAGCATCGGTAGGAAAACCAGGGTCTTGTCCAAATTGACCAATCATTTTTTCCATACTCTTTTGTTCTTTATAAGCTTTAGTATGTGAAGCAATAGCTTTATCTCTAATAGCAGTATGTTGTTTCATACGTTTATTAAGTTCTTGTTTACCAAGACCTAAATAACCAGCACCAACTAATATATCTTTAGATATTTTTTTCATTTATTTAATTTAGTACCTTGATTAGCACGATTTCTATCTTCCCATACAGGTAATAAAGGTTCTAAAAGTTCTTTTGGTCTGTCTTTTATTAAACCTCCAAAAACAGATAACTGTAACATAGTATGTGCAACATCTACATAATCTTTTATACCAGGTTTTTTCTTAGCTGGTTTTCTTGATGTATACTTATCAACTCTATCAAGTGCATGCATATCACCTCTACCTCTAAGAGTATAATTTAAATCTTTTAAATCTGGATTCTTTGATTTTTTAGGTTTTTTCATTACTTACTAACTGTTATTTGTTTCTTTGCATATGTTTTAATTACTGCAAGTGCAGCACCACCACCAGCTAACGCAGCTAACTGAACTACTTCAGCATCTACACCAACTAGAGGAGCAACTGTTAATGCACCTATGAACGCCTCGACAAATGTCCAGGAAGTTCTTTCTAACATATCTTTTAATTCATTACTCATCTTATAACTCCAAGCATCATTCCAAGGAGTCCACCACGCGTCTTTCTTAAACGTCCCATCGGATTTTCTTTGTCTTTTATTTCTCGCAAACATTATTTATTTCTATCAATGATACTAGCAATACCTACAGCA